GAGGATCGTTTGTATTTGACTCATCAAAAAGTAATATAAATGATGGTGGAATTGTTATAAATGGTTGGGTTCGCCAGATTGATAAAGAGTATTTTATTGAATATTGGGGAGTACAATCTAATGGTTTGGATCAAAGTTTACGTTTTCAAAATGCATTAGACTATTGTTTAAAAAATAGAATTAACTCAATTAAGACTTTCGGTAAAGAATACTTTATTGATTCTACGGTTACGTTTGATGCTTTAGATAGTAATTTAGTCACAGAATGGGGGTATGCAGACAAACGTTTAATATTAGATTTAAATGGTGCGACTATTAAAACGCATAATGATAATTTAACATTTTTCAAAATTCTTAGAGATCACATTAGTATTATCAATGGAACAATAACTGGCACATATGGTAAGAAACAAAGAGCTATCGTTCTCGGATATGATTTAAATGAAGCTCACAAAACGGGTACTAGAGAATCTGTAATGTGGGTAAATATTGCAGATTTAAAATTAAATGGACTAGATATCGGTATTCAATTTAATCCTAATTACGGTGGTTATGGTATGTATTACCATAAAATCTTTAATATTGATGCTAGAGACGTCAAAATATTGTTTTATGGAGAACAAAATACATCAACCCAAGATGATATTGATCGCGGACGCGGAAGCAATAAAGTTACACGATCTGTATTTAATAATATTACTCATGTCGGTGGTTCATGTACTGTTTTCTTTAAAGATATTGAAACTTCACAATTTAAAAACCTATATCTTGAATTCATTCAATATCAAGATAATCGTTTACCAGATGGTGAGGCGGTATGTATCTTTATTCCAGAAGCTCAAATATATAATCCGTTATCTTATGATAATAATAGCCTCGAGTTTCACGGAGCCTTTGAAGCGATTAATAGAACATATAATTTCGGTCAAAAAAATCAGGCTGTTATTGTTGATATTAATACTATTGGAGAAACAAGTAGTACAAGTTTTGTTGGTAGTGAATGGACTGTTAGAAATAATGTCGGGCACTCTTATCATCACAAAACAGCGAATATACCCAACTATAAAGGCACCGTAGATGTAAGACCCGTTACTGTAGAGGTCGCAAAATCGACACAAGAAGTCCGTAATTCATATCCATTAAACAATACAGATATTTACGGTAGTTTAATTAGTTTTTCTTCAACTGGTAGCGAATCCCCAGAAACGTTTCAGATTTTTGCAGCTCAATTAAGTGAGCGAATTTATGCACGTTTTAACACAAAAGGAATTTGGTTACCTTGGTTTTATCTTTATCATAGTCGTAATACCACTGTTACAGCAGATGGGACTCTTAAAGCAGCTTCACCCATTGTTAAATTATTTGCTGATAGAGTTGAGATGAATGAAGAAGCCTCAGAACAGCCTATCTCTTTTGAAAAATTAGGAATTGGTCACTATCTGGTTAAAGGTAGTTCAGGATTTGCGAAAATAGGTTGGTGGGTAGAAGTACCAAGTGATAGTAATGGAAATAAAATTTGTGCAATTAAGTATCAACAATTAGAAAATGGTGATATCGAAATTAAAACATTTATGCGTAAATTCGATATTGAATCTGCTTCAGTCGTAGCTGATGAAGAAAACCCGATTGATATACCTGACAATATAAATGGTGAACAAAGATGGATAGATATACGTTTAAATCCTATTGAAATAAAAAGTTAGATGTAATCATGTAAAAACCATTTTCACAGACCAAGAAACTTACACTTTTGATTTAGTCATGCAAGCCTGTTTGTTGAATTAAAACCTCAATTAACAGGCTTTCTATTTTTAAATTGTTGATTAAATATAGTTGTAAATAGCCGTATTACAACCGCCCAAAATAGCGATAAAAAATCCAATTTGTAAGCCTGTGAACTGAATAAATAACAACAGCTCACAGGCTTTTTCTATGGCTACAGATTCATACCATCACGGTGCTCGAGTCGTGGAACTTAACGAAGGTACACGTCCCATTCGTACAGTTTCAACTTCTGTCATCGGCTTAGTTGCTACCGCTGAAGATGCGGATGCAGTTGCACTTCCACTTAATACTCCAGTACTGGCAACCGATATTAAAACTGCATTAGATAAAGCAGGGGATAAAGGTACTTTAGCTCGTTCACTCCAAGCGATTGCAGATCAGACCAATGCAGTTACTGTCATTGTACGTGTTGATCAGAAAACAACTGAGGCAGAGCAGAACTCTGAAATCCTTGGTGGTTTTGTGAATGGTCGCTATACGGGGATGCAAGCATTATTGGCTGCGGAACAAAACCTTAAAGTTCGTCCTCGAATTTTAGGTGTACCAGGACTAGATACAGCTCCAGTAGCAGCTGGACTAAACTCTATTGCTCAGAAACTACGAGCATTCAACTATTTATCTTGTTTTGGCTGTGATACCAAAGAAGAAGCTGCTGCATATCGTGATGCAATTGGTGCACGTGAAGCAATGCTCATTTACCCTGACTTTTTAGGGTGGGATACGGTTACTTCAAGTACCACAGTTTTTGATGCTACAGCCCGTGCAATGGGGCTTCGAGCAAAGATCGATAATGAAATTGGGTGGCATAAGACCCTATCAAATGTTCCTGTTAATGGCGTTACAGGTATTTCTAAAGATATTTTCTGGCAGCTCCAGTCAATGGATACAGATGCTGGTTATCTCAATAGTAATGAAATTACCACTTTAATTCAGCGTGACGGTTTCCGCTTTTGGGGTTCTCGTACCTGTTCAGCAGATCCATTATTTGCTTTTGAAAACTATACCCGTACAGCGCAAATCCTTGCGGACACTATGGCTGAAGGACACATGTGGGCAGTGGATAAACCGCTTCATCCATCTTTGGCACGTGACATTGTCGAGGGTATTAACGCTAAATTCCGTGATCTAAAAACTGGCGGTTACATCATTGATGGCGAATGTTGGTTTGATCCTTCAGCGAACTCAAAAGAATCCCTCAAATCAGGTCGTTTGTTACTTGATTATGACTTTACTCCAGTGCCACCACTTGAAGACCTCACATTACGCCAACGTATTACCGATCGTTATTTGGCTGATTTCGCTTCGCGTATGACGGCTTAACCAGAATAAAAATAAGGAAGAAATAAATGTCTTTACCGAAAAAACTGAAGTTAATGGACCTGTTTAACGAAGGTAACTCATACCTTGGCCAAACAGGTGAGGTCACTTTGCCAAAACTTGGGCGCAAGTTTGAAGATTGGCGTGGTGGTGGCATGAACGGAAACATCAAATGGGATGCTGGTTTAGCGGATGATATTACTGAGTTTTCTTGGAAGCTCGGCGGTATCGATCCATTGGTGATCCGTCAATTTGGTGCAGCAACTGTGGGTGCAATCGGTTTACGTTTCGCAGGCTCATACCAACGTGATGATACAGGTGAGACATCTGCGGTAGAAGTAGTCGTTCGTGGTCGTCATGAAGAGATTGATTTCGGAACTTCCAAGCCCGGTGATGATACTGAAAAATCAATTAAAACCATTTGGTCCTATTACAAGTTAACTATCGACGGCAAAGTTGAAATTGAAATCGATATCCCTGGTCTAATTGAAAAAGTAAACGGTGTCGATTTACTTGAAAAACACCGCGCAAACATTGGCCACTAGTTTTCCTACCCTTCTGTAGTCCAGTACTGCAGAAGGTTTTTTTATTTTAATTTTATTAAAGGAAGCAGACATGCAAACTCAAGAGCAAATCGAAAATTTACAAGCAATTCAAAATCCAGATGTTATCGATGTTCCTCTAGATTCACCTTTTAAAATTGGTGATACCGAAATTTCATCGGTACAGGTACGAAAACCAAGTGTTCCTGCATTACGAAAGGTACGTATTGCTGACATCCTAAATGGTGATGTGAATGCAATTTGTACATTACTCCCTTTATGTACATCCCCAACTTTAAATGTGCATCAATTGAATAACCTGGTGGATCCTGTCGATATTATTCAACTAGGTGGTGCAATCATTGATTTTTTGCAACCGAAGTCAGTTCGTGCGGAACTTGCACTCCAACGGTAGAAGATGCAATTGCCAATATTGCTGTGGTGTTCAACTGGTCACCACAGACTTATGACGAAATGTCACTCTCCGAACTGATGCAATGGCATCAAAAAGCCATTGAACGAAATGGATCAGATGCCGAATGAAGCAATTAAAATTAGAAGTTATTTTTGGGTCTAAAAATAAATTAAGTCCCGCTTTAAAAATGATAGTTGGCAGCAGTAACGCTGCTACTATCGCTTTAAAAAAAACTAGAGATCAGTTAAGAGATCTTGAGAAACAACAAGACCGTGTTGCAACATTTAGAAAGCTGAAAGAAGACGTAAAACAAGCTACACAAGCTTTAGAAGTAAACAAGCGGACTGTTGCTGCCCTAAAACAACAATTAGCGACCAATCCAAGTTCAAACCTATCTTCTGAGCTAAAAAAAGCTGAAGCTGAATCTAAACGGTTAAATAAAGTAGTGACTGAAGGTCGACCGAAGTTAATGGCTCTGCGTCAAGAGTTAAATGCTGCAGGTTTAAAATCTACTGATCTGGCTCAACACCAGGAAGAATTAAGATTAAAAATTCTTAATACCAATTCAGCCATTAGTAAACAGCAACAACATCTCAAAACATTAGGTTTAACTCAGCAGCAATACCAAAAACATTCATCTAATGTTCGCTCAGCAGCTATGTATGGTACCGGTGCTGCATTCACTGGAGCTGGCATACTTTACAGTATGCGAAAACCAATTGAAGAATCTAAAGGAGTCGATACTGAACAAAACCGTATTGCCTCTTTAGGCCTTGGAAAAGAAGCTACAGCTGAAGCTATTAATTATGCTCGAGCAATGAAAACGTTCGGTACGTCGACGCGTGATAATCTTCAGTTGGTTCGTGATGGTGTAACTGCATTTGCCGATGTTCATCATGCCAAGATGGTTGCACCAACTCTGGCCAAGATGAAATTTGCAAATGAAGCCATGTTTGGTAATGAGCATGGTGAGGAAAATGAACGAAAGTTCATGGATATGCTTAAAGTCATCGAATTAAGAAACGGCTTAAAAAGCCAGTCGGCATTTAATGAACAAGCCAATATTATTCAACAGGTCATTACTGCCACAGGTGGACGTGTACAGGCGAATGAATGGCTCAATGCTATTAAAACAGGTGGTGTTGCTGTTAAAGGTTTAACCAATGAAGCCTTCTATTACAAGATGGAACCAATTGTTCAAGAGCTGGGTGGTCATCGCTTTGGTACATCGGCAATGTCTGCATATCAAAACATTTATCAAGGTCGAACAACCAAAAGAGCTGCTAATAACATGCTCAATTTAGGATTAATCGCAGATCCGTCAAAAGTTCAACATGATAAAGCCGGTCAAATATCATTTCTTGATGTAGGTGCAATTAAAGGCGCAAGTCTGTTTAAGAAAGACCAATTTGCATGGATGGAGCAAGTTCTTTTACCTACCTTAGCTGCTAAAGGAATTACAAGCCGAGATCAAATCCATGATGCCATTGGGAGTATTTTTACCAACCGTAATGCATCGAACCTGTTTACAACAATGTACGACCAAAGAGAGCAAATTCATAAAAATACGAAGCTCAATAAAGGTGCTTTTAACATTGATCAGTTAAATGAACAGGCGAAAGGAAGTACTGCAGGTAAAGAACTTGAAGCAAAAGCAAAGCTCAATGATGCTTATTTGAAGTTTGGCCAAACAATTTTACCTGTCTATACCAAAGCCATTGAAACAGCAACAAGTGCGCTTCAGTCATTTACTGGATGGATGGAACGTAACCCAACACTAGCTAAAGCTCTGGGTTACGGCATCTTGTTCATAGCCACAAGCTTAATTGCTATTGGTGGTGCATTAGCAATCTTTTCACCGCTAATTCTAGGTATGTTAAGTCTTAGATTAATTATGGCCTCCACCGCAACAGGTGGATCTATGTTGATGAGTGTATTCAGTAGAATCCCTACCGTTTTTAGCATTTTAAAGGGTGGTTTGTTTGGTCTAGGACGCATTTTCTTGTTTGTCGGCCGTATGATGTTGGCAAATCCAATCATTGCAATCATTACAGGTATCGCAGTAGCTGCTTATCTTATCTATAAGAATTGGGGACCTATTAAAGAATGGTTTGCTGGAGTCTGGGCAACTATTTCAATTGGAGCAAGTTTAGCCTGGTCTTCAATAACTTCTTTATTTGCACCAATTGGCCAATGGTTCGGTGCACGTATCAATGAAGCTAAAACTGCTTTTTCAGGTGGTATTCAGGGCATGAGTACTTTAATTCTGAATTGGTCACCTTTTGGATTGTTCTACTCAGTTTTTGCAAAAGTACTTTCTTGGTTTGGTATTGAACTGCCTGCGAAATTCACAGGTTTTGGATCAATGCTCATTGATGGTTTGGTCAAAGGTATTCGGTCTCAAATTTCTAGCCTAAAAAGTACGTGGAATGAGATCACTAGTTATATTCCTAACTTCTTTTCAAAACGTATGGATATTCACAGCCCTTCACGCGTAATGGCTGCTTTGGGTGGCCATGTCATGAGTGGCATTGGAGTTGGACTTGAAACAGGGTTCCCTGGTCTAAAAGATAAATTTACTCGAGTACTTCAAGTATTTAATCCAAATGCAGCAGCTGCAGTACAAAAAATTGATGTAGCACCAGCATTGTCAAAGGTACGACCGGCACAAATGATTTCAAGCTCGCAACGAGGCGACATTGTGATCCAAGGCGATACGATTACTTTACATATCCACCAGGCACCAGGACAAAACCTGTTAGATCTACAACGTATGGTAGAGAACGTATTAAATAAAAGAGATCAGCAAAAACTTGCTCGTGTACGTAATAGTTTTCTTGATCAAGCATAAGGAAAATAACAAATGATGATGATTTTTGGCATGTTTGTATTTTCCATACCAACGGCCACTTACCAACAACTACAGCGGACCACAACATGGAAACATCCTTCTAACTCACGGGTAGGAGATATGCCTGCGTATCAATTTACGGGAAAAGGAGAGGATGTAATCACTTTAGACGGAACAATTGTTCCAGAGTTTGGTTCCCAATTATCTCTCACTGCTTTAAGACTTATGGGGGATACAGGTAAATCTTTTCCACTTATTGCCGGTAATGGCAAAATTTATGGTTTGTGGGTGCTTAAGAGTGTGAATGAAACCCAAAGTTACTTCTTTAAAGATGGTACGCCACGAAAAATTGAATTTACGCTTACTTTAGAAAAAACTACAACAGCAGGAGTCCTAATTGGCAATGTATTAGGTTCAGTATTAGAAGGAGTTCTATAGATGGCTGTTATGGAACTTGCAAATCAAGCTGTAAATAAAGTGACGGAAAAACTTGATAATAGCTATCCTCATGCTATTTACCGAATTATTGTGGATGGAAAAGATATAGGAGAGCTTGTACAAAGTAGACTAATGCGTTTAACCATTACTGATAACCGAGGTATCGAAGCTGATACCTTCGAGCTTGAGTTATCTGATCATGATGGTTTGTTAGCTATTCCACCAAAAGGTGCCGAAGTTCAACTATGGCTCGGCTGGAGCAATGAAGGACTAGTTTATAAAGGTAAATACCTGGTCAAAGAGCGTGAACATGCTGGAGCACCAGATGTTCTAACCTTACGTGGAGCAGCTGCAGATCTGAAGGCGACTTTTAAAAAGAAAAAAGAAAGAAGCTTCGACAAAAAAACTATCGCCGATATCGTCGGTAGCATTGCTAAAGAACATGGATTAATTTCTACCATCAACGATGAGCTAGGCAAAATTACTTTAGCTCATATCGACCAGAATGAATCGGATGCAAATTTGATTACACGCATAGCAGACGAACATGATGCGATTGCTACCGTTAAAAATGGCTACTTACTTTTTATGCCAAAAGGTGATGGTAAAACAATTTCAGGCCAAGCTTTTCCAGACTTTCTTATAACTCGGGATTCAGGAGATTCACATCGTTATTCTGATACTGATGGTGCCGATGAAGTCAGTGGGGTTACAGTTTTTTACTATGACAACAACAAAGCACAGCGACAAAAAGTCACGGTGGGTATGTCAGATGAAAACACTCGAGAGCTTCGACATATTCAACGCGATGAAAAGACAGCAAAACATGTGGCCCAAGCTGAATACAACCGTATTAAGTCAAAGTCTGCGACTTTCAGTTATACCTTGGCCAAAGGTCGACCTGATCTGATTCCAGAAATGCCTATACAGTTTGTGGGTTTAAAAGACGAAATTGATGACATCGTGTGGTTAGGCACAAAAGTAGTTCATACATTAGACCCGGATAACGGTTTTATCACGGTTGTCGATTTAGAGATCTATCTACCTGATGCAGACGATTTATCACAATTGGTAGAAGATGAAATGGGAAGTTATACAGGAGTTGTTGCTTACTACAAAGATGGGAAGAATACAGGCAAATTAACTAAAGGGGATCAAACTACACCTAAGCGATTAACCTATCTTTATAAAAACAAAAAGACGGCCACAACTGCACTTGAAAGGGAATATAAAGAACTACAAGATGAAAAAGAGCTTAGTAGTAATTCCAGTACTGATTCCTCCAAAACACCGTCTTAGCTTGGGGGTTATGCTTCAGCTCATTGCCCTGGTAATCATATATTTTTACGATGTTACTTTTACTATCGATTAAACAAGGTAAGTCGGCACGTTTATTATCACTGAGACTAACCCGTACTAAATCAGGTTTTAAAATTTCATCTTTCATAAAAAATCCCTCCGAAGAGGGATCAGTTTAAAAGTTTGTGATGATTAATTCATTGCCATTATGTTCTTCATGAGCAGCTTTATTGTTCACTGACCAACGGATCTTCTTATGCTGGATCTTGTAGTCTTTGAAAAGCTCCCGTACCTCAGGTTTATCATTTAGGCTTAAAATAAATTTACCTTGGATTTTGTCTAAATAGTTTTTCAAATCATAAAAGTCTTGTTTAGACCAAATACCCTTGCCATAAACATTTTCACAATCCCAATAGGGCGGATCCAAATAGAAAAGCGTGTCAGGACTATCTAGACGTTTAATCACATAATCATAACTGGCGTTTTCAATTACCACATTTTGAAGGCGCGCATGGATAGATGCTAAATGCTCACGCAAATCTTCACCAAGTTTTAATCGGCTCTTCCGGTCTTTACTATAAGTAAAAGTACCATCTAACTGGCAACCAAAAGCAGCTCGAAGCAAATAATAAAATTTAGCTGCACGTTGAATATCAGTTAATCCACGATCATTCTTTTTCATTTCATTAAAAATGGTTCGGGAAAAAAGCTGAAGTTCAAATTCTGCGATAAATGCATCAAAGTGAAATTTAAGTACTCGATATAAATTGATGAGGTCATCATTTACATCATTAATGACTTCGACCGGAGATTCGGTTTTTTTAAATAAAACCCAACCAGCACCGCCAAATACTTCAGCATAAGTTTTATGTTCGGGCATTAAATCAATAATGGTACGTGCGAGTTGAGATTTACCGCCAAGCCAGCCAGAAAAACTGTGGCCTTTAGGATTGTATTGAGGTGTTGCAGAAGAGTTTGTCATCAATCTTACCTGTTTGATGTTGACGCTCTGATTGGCGTTCAGGTAAGGCACTCAAGGTGCTCTGGAAGTTATTTAATGTTTTACAACGTGGACATTTAATTTCTATTGAGTCAAATAATCCAATTTTTGCGAGCAGTTTAAAACAGCATCGGCATTTTAAATTTTCCATGAAATTTTTCTACACAAGAAAATCTAATTGAATAGTATTAAAAATAGATAAAAAGAACAAATATTTCACCGAATAAAATATAATGGTTTAAATTATGTTCTTTAGACGGGGTGAATATGACTTCAATTAATTTACAACAACAAAGCTCCCTGAAATCCAGATTTTCATGCCCACATTGCGGATTATCACATTTACAAATACGAAGCAGTAAACAACAGCATCCTTTACTCAAACTTTTATATTTGCAATGTACCAATGTTAAATGTGGATTTACTTGCCAAGCACATTTTGAAATCAAAACTCAACTCTCACCAAGTGGCCAACCAAATCCCGACGTCAAAATCCCTTCTATAAAAAAATTAGATCCTAAAGTATCGGCTTTAAAGCATTTGGAGAATCATTCATGAGTCCTCCAATCCAAGTTTTTTTATTGTTTGCTTTCTATTTGTTTATTTTTCTCAACGCATTTTTTTATATCTATTTCATTCAAGATTTAAAGGATGATACTTAATGATCAATGTCACACCAGACCATCCAATTGCACATGAAGCCTATGAAGCATTGAAGAACCTTAAATGTGATTACGTGAATATCATTGCCCATACCTATCAAAAGACAGCACATGAAGAAGGTTTTTTTATTGCAGGCATTTATCCAAATTTTAATGAAGGGGGATTTAATCGCTTAGATTGGTTAGCTGAATATGAGCAACTGCAAATAACTGGAGCTGACGTGAAATGAAAAGAGTCGAGCATCTAAATCCTATTATTTCAGCAATTTTAAAGACAAATATTATTTTTAAAGGTCGGGCATGTGGCAGAACAACACTTAATTTTTTAGGAGTATGCTCTGCTAGGTTACCAATGCTCCAGTGGGATTATTCTAAAGATTTTTGTTTTAATCCTAAATACATAAAAAAAATCTCAGATAGAAAAATGCGTAAAGCTTGCTATCAGTCATTTGCACAATATAAAAAATCATTTAAACCGCGACCAATTCCGAAACTAAAAATTTTAAAAGATGAATGGCCATCATTAGATGAATGGCAAACAACAATGACCAAAATGGCTAAGACGGGTAATAAGCAGTTCAGTGATATGGCCGACGCTATATCCTATGCATTTTTTTCATTAAATAACTTTAGAGCCAAATATATGTGTGCTTGGGATTTGGCAGAGTAGGAGTTGATCATGGGGTATAAGCATCCTCTTGGTATATTCTATAAACTATACTATGAAAAAAATTACTTTCTTCCTCATAAGTGTTTAATTTTCTTAATAAAGAGTACTTGTGTATGAACTCAAATAATTCTTCATTATTAATAGCTAAATATGCCATACATTTCATTTCATTAATGTTTTGATAAGATATAAAAGTTAATATGGCATTCTCGGTAATATCTAATTTATTATGAGATTCAATAAACCTCAAAATAAAATTTAAATATTCTGCATATTCATGCACTATTAATTGATTAGCAGTGTTAATGTGTGCTGATACTAAACATTCATTAATATAATTATTAAGACTATCATAGTCTATTTTACTTATATATTCTGGATTATTTGAAAAAGAAAATTCTCTTTCAAAAATATCACAAAAATAATTTATCAATCTTTGCCCAGTGACATCGCTTGCTCTTAAATCACTAATTTTTCTATTTTTTTCATCAATATATTTAAATAGTAATTGATAGAAAGATTGAATTTTTGAGTCAGTAATTTGTTGCTCGATTAATACTGCTTGTTGCTCAGTAATTTTTCTTTGTGCTTCAGCAATATTGTTACTTTCTTTAATTTCATGGCGTTGTGCTTCAAGCTCTTTTCTTTGCTCTTTAAGCTCTTGACGTTGCATAAATAGAGATATAATTAAAATTGCAAATGCAAATCCACTAAATAAAGTATTTAAAGAGCCATAGCTATCGCCATATGTACCAAATCTTTCCCCCACCTCATGAAAGTTATTAGGATTAATAGGACTATTTCCCATTTCACTCAATTTTAATGGTATTTGAATATTAATATTTGGCCTATCCATCCAAATTATAAACGTAGGGTAGTAGACCCAAATAAGAAATATAATCGTAAGTGCAGCTAATATTCCAAAAAATTCAGTTAAACTTTTATCTGTTTCTTTTGTTTTATTTTTTGGTGTACTTGATAAAAGCATATCAATTATTTTATTAATAATATTCATTTTCTAGCCACCTGATATCGACAAGTATAAGCACCACAGCGGGCATTATGGATCTCGGTACCATCATCTAGGCTAAGGAAGTCTACTTTACCACCTTTAGCAATATTCTCGTAGAGTGCAGCACCTTCTTTACCACCAAGAAGGGCACGTGTAATACGTTGGCCATCATTAAAAATAGCAGAAGCTTTTACAGGCTCCTTACTATTAAATTGCCAAGCAACATCAATAAACTCACGGCTTAACGTGATTTCTAAACCACTTGAGACGTTCTTACTGAAATAATAAGTTGTGGCTGGCTCTCCATTCTCATTGGTAAGTTTTTCTTGTTCAACCACGGGTTCACCAACAGCTTTAATAATTGCCTGGTCATCTTTAATGTCGACCTTAGCTACAGCTTGCGTATAGTCCACTTTTGGCCAGTCAAAGTGGGGTTTATCTTCTTCCTCAAGTTCTGCTTGACGATCTTCATATTGCTGGCGAATCTCAGCAGCTTTTTGATCAGCAGCTGCAGTATCTGAAGCATCTTTCTGTGCCTGATTATCAGAGCAACCCATTACACCCATAGCACAAAGCAAGGTTAAACAAATTCTTTTCATAATGAATTTTTTATAAAAAAAATAAAGAGTCACTATCTTTGCATAGTGACTCTTTATTTTTCAAGGAACTAAATTAATGAGCATTGATGAAATTTAACTTAATCAAAGTTTTTTACTTCATTAATTTACATTAAGCTAGCTTACCAACTTCATTAAAAATCCGATTCAAATAATCTCTACGTCCAGTAATTGCTGTCTCTTCCATTATTGTTTTAGAATTATATTTAGGTGCATCAGGGCGCTTACCTAAAGCTCGTATTGCTAATGGTAATAAACATTTTCCTCTAAATTTTAATCCATAATTCAGCAATAACTCATCATATAAGTTTTGTGGAAAAACTTCATCAGCTTCTAAACTACAATAGCTTTCAATAGTAGAAGAGCTTTGAAAAAAGTTTTGTGGATGAATATCTAATATTTCACTATTCGCATTATCATTAGTGCAAAAACGTGTAATAGCTAATGTGAACCATTTTAAATATATCTGTAATTCTTGCTGAAATGCAGAGAATACATTTGTACCTTGCATTAAAGTATCAAGTTGTCTATCAAGATAAACATCATTTTCGATGGAGTAACCACTAGTGCAGATAATATATGGATGTTGATATTGCAATGGAATACCTTTGAAAATCCATGAATCTTGATCAACAATAAAAATAGCTTTGTCTAAATGAAGAGTTTCTTTCAAAGCATCAAAAATTTCTAAAACTTTATCTCGCCCTCCAGCAGGCATGACATTAATACCTTTTGAACCATAGAGAGTAATCAGGTTCCGATAAATAACAATATCATCCTCACCTTCAACGACTACATATTTTCCAGATTTAGAATTTTTTATTGTTGAAATAATTACTGGAACAGTTAATGGATTATTTTTTGCCATTATTTAGAACTCCGAGCAACCTTTATCAGCATCAATAATGAGTTCCTTATCAGGGAATAAACTGTATATGAAAGGAGAGTGGGTGCTGATGATAAATTGGTTACTAGGATTTTGTTCTTTTAGCAAGCTAAACAACTTATTTTGCCAATCTACATGTAGACTTAATTCTGGTTCATCAATAAAAAATATTGTATCATTGTGAAATATATTATAAGAAACAAAAGTCAATAGTTGTTTCTCACCAGCAGACAAATTATTTATTGTAAGTTGGTTTGTTGGTTCTATAACTTCTGAAGTTTCTTCATATTCATATGAGTTATCATATTCATAAGTGTAACCAATTTCTACTTCTGATTCATCTAACTCTTCATCTACATTGGTATCATCTATACGATTAAAATATACTTTTTCATCAAAACCAACTTTGAATTGGGGCATAAAATGATTGATAGAAGATTTTAATTTGTCCAAAGGTTCATTTAATACATTTATTTCATTCCTTAGAACTTCAAGTTTTTTGTCAATCGATTTTAAGGTATCAAGGTGACTTTCATTTCTGAACATAAGTTTAATTTTATTTGATAATAGACTAACGCTCTCACCTTGGGTTACGTTAACTTTCTTCATAATTTCAGCATATTTTTTTACTAAAAAAATATCGATATCTTTTGCTGAAATACTTGTAATAAATAAGTGATTTTGTTTACTTAAGTTTTTTGATAACTTATATAAAGCTATAGCAATATCATTATAATCATTGTCTTTATTAATATCTAAATAGAACTCCTTTAATACATCATGTTGGATATCATATTTTTCAGTTGTAAATCCTCCTTCTATCATTCTAAAAGTCGGCATGAAAAAAGAAGAGTCAATATACTGTGTTAGGAACCATGCAATTTCTTTATTTTTTTTACTTGTAATTAATTGTGTTAGTACTTCATCTTCTTCAAAGTTTTTTAGAATATTTTTATTTTTTAATATAAGACTACTTTTTAATGGATTTTCTTTTTCATCGTAATTAACTTCTACATTTAGTTGATATTTGTCAGTAGTTAAAATGGCTGAATTAAATTTGATTTCTGCCACTGCTTTATCAAAGTTACCACTAATTAGATACCACATTAGCTTTAAAATAGTGGTTTTACCTGCACCATTACGGCCAGAAAGTATATTTAAATCATCATGGAAGTTTAAAGTGATAGATTCTTCATTATCATGAAGACCACTAACTTCAAATTGTTGAATTTTCATATTTACTAGAATGACCTGTGAGCATTGACAAATTATACATGAAGAAAATAAGTAAGAAATTTAGGACAGCAATCGGATAATGAATGCGATATCTTTCTTAAATTAAAGCTTCGCTATCTTGACATAACGATTCACTATCGGCAATATGAAAAAGCACAGCAAAATCTGTGCACAGGCGTGGAAACCTGTTTCAATTCAAAAGAGAGCAGAAAACATCCGCTCATAGCGGCTTTTTTTTGCCTAAAATGTCTGATCTGATAGACTCTCTATGGTAGATCGGGCAGGGCAGCTTTTAGCTGGCCGTTGTACTCTTTTGGACGGTATTTCCACCCCTGTTCGGTCTGCTACCATTCCGTGGAAAGAATGGCGGTAGGTTTGCAAAGAACTTACAAAAGAGAAGATCACCATGAAAAAATCTATAGTCCAGATAGACCATCCCATAGGTAAATCATGATTAATTGGTTTGGATAGTCTTACTAAAAACTCAATATAAGTTTGTTCCCATGTCTTCACGTTAGCCATTGTTTGTCCTCTTTAGCAATTTCTCTTAAAAATTTTTTCTATTTCGTGTTGAGAAAAAAATATTTTCCCAGAGCTTAATTCTTTCACTTGTTCGATACGGTCTAGACGAAATGTACGTTCATCTTCAGCACTAAAACAGTAAGCATCGATATAGGTATAATACTCCCCATCATATTTTTTATTATATAAATCAATTATTTTAATCTTCCTATATGAAGCGGGATTGTTATATGAAGAATATAAAATTTCAAAATCAGGTTCATCTATTGATTCTGAAAATGTGTGGTGATTATCCGATGAACTATTAGTCTTAGATTTACCCAAAATTTTTAAAGTATATTCATAGTCTTTTTTAGACTGCAATTTGAGTTTATCTTCTTCAAGAGATTTAGAATTCGTAAATGCTTTTTTAAAATCCTGCTTTAATTTAAGCCAGTCTTTTCTAAATTCAGCTCTATTTTTTTCTTGATTTTCTTTACTGAATTTTCCAGTTTTCCACGAATAAAGCATCCAGATAATCAAACAAACAAATAAAAGTTCAATCATTTCAGTTTTTTATAAAAATAACACATCACTATCTTGACATAACGATTCACTATAGGCAATATGAAAAAGCACAGCAAAATCTGTGTACAGGCCTAGGAAACCTGTTAATTTCTCGGAGAGCAGAAAACATCCGCTCATAGCGGCTTTTTTTTGCCTAAAATGTCAGATCGGCTATACTTCGTTATGGTAGATCGGCAGGGCAGCCTCGCGCTGGCCGTTTCTCTGAGTACGGTTTTCCTAGCCTTGTCGGTCTGCCACCATTACCCTAGGAAAGTAGTGGGGGTAGGTTTGCTAAAACTTACTCAGAGTATTCATCATGAAAAAATCTATTCAAATCATCGAACACACGCCTATCTACGATTTAGAAGCGTTTAAACAACGCCAGAAAAAGCACAAGATTCACCAATTATTCAAAAACTTTATCGACACCTTCACGTTCTTATGTGCAGTCTTTATGACTTTCTCTATATTATTCATAGGGGGATAAGCTCATGACGACACTCGAATTACAAAATGCTGTATTCATTCAAAATGATCAAATCAAAACTGACAGTCTTAAAGTCGCTGAGATTTTTGGTAAACCCCATAAAGACGTATTACAAAAGATCAAAACCTTGGATTGTTCAGAGGAATTCACTGAGCGAAATTTTTCGCTCAGCGATTACTTAGATAAATCTGGACGTTCATTGCCCATGTATGAAATGACCAAAGATGGCTTTATCTTTCTGGCAATGGGATATACAGGTTCAAAAGCAGCTCAGATCAAAGAAGCTTACATAAAGGCTTTCAACCAAATGGCTGAGCTGCTCTTAAAACAGCGAAATCAATTGCAAACAATACAAGTTGGATCGGTAGTTCAGTTACGCTCAGGTAGCCCGAACCTAACTGTAAATAATATTTTTGATGATATTGCCGAGGTGATTTGGTTTAGAGGAGGGCGTATTGTTCGTGAACATCTTCCGATTAGTTGCTTAAGTTTGGGCGAAAATGATCAAATTGCACCGAATGTTGCGAGTTCACTTGAGTCATTTTGGTCAAACATGTACACACATGGTATTCACAACTTCAATCATAGCAATCGTACCGATCAAATTGCTATTAACCTCACACAAGTTCTAGACCTATTCCCCAATCTGTTTAAACGTCCAGATCTAATTCAGACTTTACCTCACAGTAAACCGCCATATCCTAAGTATTTGGAACACAATATTGCAATTCAGAGTAGGTTGGAACGTAAAACGATTCGTTGTTGGATATTTACAAGTAGCCAACCTACCATGATTGATGTCGGTCGCTAAGGGGAATGATGATGAACGAAAATATTATTCCCTACGTGCCCATTGCACCACGGGTTCAGGCAACCAATGAAAAAAGCCGTCTACTCTGCGAACAATTATTTTTGCTCATAGACAGTGTGACCAGTAGTCAAATCCTTTTTAACCACCAGACTGATAAGGGATTCTTATCAATTTCCCCCGATCAAATTAATGATTTGATTGAAGAACTGTCAAAAACTAATCGTTCATTCAAAAAAATCGATATAAAGTTATTAAATTCGTCGCTAAAAGATCTTATTTATCCTAAGTTTAATGGAGAACACACCATTAGCAGCCCGATCTGGAACAACACAGAGGTACGGGTTTGGCAATTTCAATTAAATCAAATTGCTAATGGGGTAAATATGGAACTTTTAGATAAAGATGCAGAATTGAACTTAGACATGGCTTTAAGTGCTTTACGCATTTGGCGTAATTCATTAGAAACTGGGTCTGAAAATAGAGATGTAATTTATAAAAGAAATGATCTAATTTACAAATTAATGGACTTAGAGCATCGATTGCAAATAGTCCAGCGAGAACTAGAGGAATAGATAAAAGGCCCACTGTAAAAGGTGGGCTTTTTTATGCATTGATCATTCTTTATTTTCGACTTCTTTCGCATAAACAGAACTTAAACGTAGTAAAGCTTCCTGAGCTTCAGGGCTAAGCTGTCTATATGCTTTTAATAACAAACTTTCTTCACTTGTAAGACCACTAAAGTCTGGATCAATGCCAAGCAATACATAACGGATATCTATTCCCTGTTTTTGTAGTTTTGCTAGGTAAACCCACTGATCTGGCACTTTGTTGCGGACATAGTTACCTAACGTATTTTCATGGGCATCGATACTGCGTGAAAGCGGTTTTGCTCTCAAATTTTTACGCTCCAGCTCTTCTGTGAACCTTTGTGTAATCTCTACAGCCAAATTTTCGGACATATATTTCACCGATATATATTGAAAGACTAAATATTTATGCTATAGTGATTCGTAGCACATCACTATAACCGTAGGATACTGTATGAGTACAGAAACTTCACCTTCTAATCGTTCCCGATCAAAAAAGATCAGTGGTGGACGTATTCCATGCATTGTCTATCTACCAAAAGAGGAAGTTAAGGCAATCGATCAAGAAGTAGAGGAAACCGATTCCAGTCGCTCAAGTGTCATCGCAAGAATTTATTACTTGGGTAAAAAGCAAACTCCAAACAATGAGGACCAAAACCAATGAGTTTGAAGAAACAAAAACGGGATAACCGTTACAACGTCAATCTGACTAATGATGAGTCTGATCTTTTTAAAATTGTCTCACGGCTTACTGGTGTTAATCCTGGTGTAATCATGCGCCAGCTTGTAATGAAACAGGCATTAGCATTGCTAATTGCAGAAGACATTCAAGATAACTTTAGCTTAGACAGTTACTTAAAAAAAGGCGCATCAGATCACCTTTCTAGGAGCTGAATTGATGCCCACACAAGAAATCGCTCTTTCGGATAAAGAGAAGGAAATTGTACAGGAAGTGCAAAAGGCCCTAGGTCTACCAACTATTGAAGAAACCATTGAGTACCTTGCCAGAGAAAGGATCCAAGAATTACTTGGAAAATTAGCAGGGCAGGAACTTAGAAAAACCAATCGGCATTTATTTTAAGGCAGTTTATTGAAAATGATGTTTCCAGAAACCAAAGCTTTAGTAGTAGAGAAGTTAAAAGATGTCTACGGCTTCAAAGTTAAGGGCAACGATAAATTGCGTGGTAGATGCCCAGACTGTAACCACAAGGAAGCATCAGCTTGGGTATATCCTGAGGAACCGTGGGTAGTTTTCTGCCCACGTAAAAACGAATGTGGTAAAGAAAACCACATTCGTGATTTATTCCCTGAGTTATTTGAAAAATGGGAAAAACGATTTGAACCAACTCCTGAAGATCCAAATAAAACTGTAAACGCTTACCTTGTCGAAGGTCGTGGATTCCCTCTAGAACCATTAAAGGGTCTATACACACAAGAAAGTATTACCCGTTATAAGCCTAAGAAAACCACTTCTATTACATTAAGATTCCCAATCACAGATGAAGAAGGGAATCCAGGATGGTGGCAGCGTGTTCTAGATGAACAAGGCGTTTTGCCAAAAACCACATTTAAAGAAGAATGGTCTTCAGCAGGCCATGCATGGATGACACCAAATACAAACTACATCGAGTCAAAAGAGATCTGGATTACTGAAGGTATCTTTGACACGATCGCTCTTTGGTTATCAGGCATTACTAGCTTTTCAGCTTTATCTGCTGGAAATTACCCTAAAATTTTCCTCAATCACATTGCAATGAAATGTGCTGAACAAGAGCTGCCATTACCAAAGCTTGTGTGGGCATACGACAACGATAATGCTGGGCATGAGGGTATAAGAAAAAACATAGCTTTAGCTGAAGAACTCGGCTTCGAGTCTGAAGCTGCACTTCCTCCTAGTGGGCGTAAAAAAACAGACTGGAATGACCTTTATAAACAAGATCGTCTTAAATTCTCGGATATAGAAACATATAAATACTATGGTTCTTTATTAATCGCTGAGAAGCCTGTGGATAAAGGCATACTTATCTACAAGCGTTACGGTACTAAGTCATTTCCATTTGATTTTAATAACTGTGTTTATTGGTTCAAATTAAACATGGATAAATACGATGACTACATGAAAGGTATCGATTTTGAGCCGAGTGATAATGAAGATTGGGCACAAGAGGAAAAAGACCAAGCTACATCAGAACGTCGTGAAGCAGCCATTCAGCACGCTGCTGATGTAGAAATTATGATGGAATGCCGACCACATGGGCTTTACTACCAATACCAGAAAGAAATTGATGAAGCAGATTATTACTTCCAAATAGATTTTCCGCGTGGTGCGAAGACGATAAAAAATACATTTAGTCCTTCCCACATTTCTTCTGCTCCAGAGTTTGGTAAGCGACTTTTACATGTTGCACCTGGTGTTTTTTATGAAGGTAATAGTAAGCAACTACTAGCATTTTTAAAGCGTGAGCTCAAAGATATTAAGCGTGTTCAGCTTATTGATTATGTGGGATATCACGCAGAGCAAAAAACCTATGTTTTAGGAGAGTTGGCATACCAAAGTGGCAAGCAATATACGATCAATAAAGAAGATTATTTTGAACTACCACGCCATACCAACCTAAAGTGTAATGCTCCATTTGCATTGGAAATAAATAAGAGCCAAGAGGAGTATCAACAGCGCTGGGTTACAGACTTCATTGACGCTTATGGCGTTAAAGGTTTAATCGGGTTAACAGCATTTTTTGGATCTTTATACGCTCAGCAGATCCGCAAAACACATAAGTCATTTCCATTCGTTGAACTAGTAGGTGAACCAGGAACTGGTAAATCGACTTTAATCACTTTCTTATGGAAATTGCTTGGCCGTGTTAATTATGAAGGTCTAGATCCTACAAAAACATCGAAAGCTGGTTTAATCCGTACTTTACGCCAAGTATCTAACCTTCCAGTTGTATTTATTGAGTCAGATCGTCAAGGGGAAAATGCATCAAAGCAGTTCAACTGGGATATGTGCAAAACCATGTACGACGGTGGCTCATTAGGTGCCATGGGTGTAAAGGCAGGCGGTAATACAACATACGAACCACTGTTTATGGGCACTTTAATTATTAGCCAGAATGCTGAAGTACTAGCATCTGAAGCGATTATGGGCCGTATTGTCCATGTTCATTTTTATAAAGATCAGTTAAGTAAAGCCAGTCTCCACGCCTCACGCAACTTATCAAAATATGAACCTGAGAATGTTAGCCAATTCATTCTGCAATGTTTAAGCAAAGAAAAAGACATTTTAGATGCCTTCAATATTGGCTATGAAAAATATGATGCGATGTTGCACCAGGAACAATACAACATCCAAAGCTCTCGTATTGTTCACAACCATGCCCAGCTTATGTCTCTATTTGATGCGATGTGCCGTCATGTAATTGAAGAGCCGGCACAAGTACAAAAACAGGTGACTGAAGAATTTATCAAGATGGCTCAGAGCCGTGACAAGGTCCTCAAATCAGATCCAGTGATTGTTCAGAACTTCTGGAATACGATCGAAGAAATGGAAGACTCCATACGAAAAGTTGAACATGCAGAAAGCGTCGTCAACCACTCTGCTAAGTCAGACATTATGGCTATCAATTTTGCCCATTTATACAAGGTCGCAGCGGATTATCGTTATGCACTCCCTGAAGTAAATGAGCTTCAGAATGCGCTTCGTCATAGCCTTCATTACCGCTTCATTGAAGCCAACAAAGCCATACAAAGCAAAATTACCAATTCAACAAAACGGTGTTGGATCTTCGAAAAACCAACATCACAACGGGATTAATCCCATTTATTAAGGAGAGCATATCTATGCAACAAGCATCAATTTTTAAGGGGCCAACAGAACTGCCTGAATCAGACAAAACTTTAGTTGTCTTTTTTAAAGATGGCAGTATGACTTCACCAGTTAGATATTGCTCAAGCTGTGAAGAGTGGCATTCACCAGCTGGGGATTTAAGAGTATCAAATATTCATCAATGGGCTTACAAAGATGAATTTTATGAAACTTTGAATCTTCCAGAATTTGAAGGAGAAAACACCGAAAAAGAATCAAATGCAGGAAAAGATCGGGCAGCTGAAATGCTATTTAAGTTAGTACTTCTTTCAGCCTTGTCTTCAGCAACAAAGCAAAAATTACATTCATTTTTCTAATTACTAGCACACATACAGAAGCGGCCACTTCTGTATGTGCCACACAATCACCGGAGAGCAATTATGCAAAACGATTCTAACGTAGAAACCACTCAAGCGGAAATCAAACCATTTCCACGTCAACTAATCAGCGACATGTGGGATTCAAATGTCACTTTTGACACTATCCTTCATATTCCTACTCTTTTGGCATCTAATTCAGAACAGGTGTCTGATAAATTCCAAGAGTTTCTTGATGATGCCTATGAAGAATGGCAAAGCTCCCTACTACTTGAGCAATGTCCAGCTCTTAAATCAACATTAAAGGAAATACGTGAAAATAATGACATAAAACATTATGCAGGCGAAGTATTGCAAGACTTTCACCGTGCTTGCGGTGATTTTGAATTCTTAATTGAGATTGAAATCAGAATACCTTTTAACTTCCGATTTGATAAAGATGGTAAATATCAATCAAACAGTTTAGGTGGTTATTTCCGTGTGCAATGGATCTTGGCAAAAAACATGGTTGATGCTGCTCAAATTGCGATAAAAATTGCTGAAGAACTTCACTCAGTAGAAGAAGCCAAAGCTCGTAAAGAACAAGGCTTGGAGGCTCAATCATGAAATATTCAGTCGATCCAAAGTTCAAAGAATATTACATAGAATTAGTAGGCGAAGAAAATGCAGATTTCACAGTAGATAAAAATGGTTTGCTTGAAGATCGTGATGCATTTTTGGCGCATGCATGCTGGGAATACAAAGAAAATCAATTAAAGGCCTATCAGGAGCAGATAGAAAATTTAAAGCTTCAAAATGACTGCATGATTGATCAAACATGGTTCATGAAAGGCACACCTGTAGCAAATCTTATTAAACATGCTGAAGGTGTTTATAAAGCTGAAGTGGCAGCGCAGAACTCCAAAATCAAATTTGGCACTGATGATAATGAACATTGGTTTGCTTATGAGGTTCCATTCTTTGGAACTGTTCAAATCGACCGTATCGAAGAGCACGGTTTAGTTGAGTGGGATATCCATTTTAATGAATGTTGGCAAGGGCCCTTTAACTCTAAGCAACAATGCATTCAGCACTTAGAAGAATGTATTGCTGAAAAACGTCAAGAAGTTAAGGAGGGATAACCATGTCTACAAAAAAATACCAGGTACGTATTCGTAAAGATTTATCAAATAGCCCAATTCAACAAAAAGCAGCTTCATTGCTTGGGGCTTGTGCTGTTTCAGAAATCAGAACTTTGATTGGAAACTTTGAAAGTCTTAAAGATGCATTTGAAAAAATGGCAACTGTTAAACGTCTAGAAGAATACGAAATTATTTCGATCATCCTAATTGATACAGATAATAGCGAACAGCTTGGCGAAGATTTTGATTGGGAGAATGAAAGCCATGTCTAAATATCATTGCAAGTGTGGTGGCCTAAAACTTCCTGATTTTGAATCTTACAAAGTAGGTGATGAAGTCAACTTCATGATCCAAAAAAGAGAAGGTGTGTATCAGGGGAAAATTGCCGTTAGTCAAAAAGCACATAACGGCACAATCACTGAAATTAAAGGTGATGAAATCACCGTTAAAACTCGTGTAAGAACCTATGTTCTATACAGATATGAAATGACTCCAAAGGAAGCACCAGGACCAATTGATTATTTTCGGATTGGTCAATGCCGATGTGAGCTTGATAAACAAGGTAAAGTAGGGAAAACACATGCAGTTCAACCTTAAAAATGCAATGTTTTTCAATCTGATTTTCTCAATTTTGGTGAGCACATCAATACTGGTCTTTGGAGAATATTAATGACAGCACTAATTTTTGATACTGAAACCCATAAACTGCATGGCGATATCATTGAAGCAGCTGCTATTGAAGTCATTTTTCCCAGCTTCAGAACTGATATTCCAATCATGCAAACGATGTTTGATTTCACTAAACGTTATAAGCCAAGTGAACCAATTTCTATAGCTGCAATGGCTGTGCACCACATTGTTGATGAGGATCTTGAGAAATGCCCATCTTTTACGAAGTTCCAACTTCCAAAAGATGATGTTCAATACTTAATCGGCCATAACATTGATTATGATATTGCTGCAATAAACCGTGCCGGTGTTGTGACTAAAGGTATTAAGGCGATCTGTACATTGGCAATGGCCAGATCCTTATGGCCAACATTGGAATCACATAACCTTTCTGCGCTTGCGTACCAAATTAGCAATAATCGTAAGTCGACTCGTCGTGGTTTGCGGAACTCTCATTCAGCTTTAAACGATTGCAAAACTACATATTCACTTTTGCTTGAGATTGTGCGAACTAAAGGCATTAAATCCTTTGAAGAGCTGTATGAGTTTTCAGAACAGGCAAGATACCCAACCCATATTTTTTACGGTAAATATAAAGGTTGGGCAATCAAGGATATGGATGACAGAGATATTCATTGGTTAATGAACAAAACTCTTGATGGATATCTCCATATGGCTCTCGAAAATGAACTACTTTCTAGAAATAGTATAGACGAAGAAGACGAACTGCCGTTCGTTTAATTGCACACCTCTTATGCGCCTCCGACCGGAGG